CATTAATTTATCCAACGTCATTCCAGATGAGTTAACTACTTTTTTGTACAGCAATGGATCAGATATCCCTCCACCCATCACATATTTAATGAATAGATTGGTAGATGACTTGGCAGTTCCTGATGAATTAATCAAATCATAAACTTGCTGCGGATAGCTATTGTCATAACCATAGGCATACACCTTCTCTTGGTTGAGATCACGAATTAAGATCCGTTTACGAGTATTGCCATTTATGATCTTAGCCATTACTTAACTGCTTTTTTCTTTGTTACTTTTTTTGGATTTTCCGAAGTTTTAACAATATTGATTTTAGTCACTTGTTGAAACAACATTATGTCTTGTCCGTCAATACGCTCAAAATGTCCTCTCAATGCACGATTAGAGTTGATTAACATTTCAACTTCTGCATCTGTTGTGTTTTCATTTGTTTGAACTTTGGGATTGCCAAATGCACGGAATGGCTCTTTGATTCTATACTGGATTAATCCTTTGTTGATTGTTTGAATTTTCATCCTTGTGTTTTTATTTGTTACAATCAAAGGTATTTCTTTTTCTTGAAATTCTTTAGCTAATGACCTCATTTCTAAGAAGCATTCGATTGCACAATTTATGCAGTTGCGATCAGGATTCTTTCCTGTTATTCTCGTATAAAGCGAAAAAACCACCGCCTTATTCTCATGAGTCGGTGGTTTCTTGTACGTGTCGAGAATCGCTTTTAATTCGATTCCTGTCATTGTATTAAGGTGCTTGTAACGCTTCTAATGCTGTTCTAGTTGCAAGATAAGTACCACCAATCAATAATGTTTTTGGAGGTCCAGGTTCTTTTGCTTGCTCAGAAGTTGAAAGTGTTAAGTTCCATGCTCCCTGAGTGTCTGCATCAGATGCGTTTGATTCAGATGCATTCAAGATCAATCCTGCATCAAGACCATACAATTCAAATGCTCCAAGTCCATCAGATGCTTTGAAGTTCTTTTGAACAATTGCAACAACTACACCTGATTGAAGGTAGGCAAGTTGCTTCTTTACTTCTGGAGTGTTGTCAAATACTTTGATAATAGCCTCGTGATCGTATACGCTAACATAACGCTGACGAACCAATGCTGCACGAAGATCAACTGAATTGTTTTGTCCTTCGTAAGCGTATAAGAATGCGCCTGTGTTCAAAGTTAATCCTGTTACCAAATAAGGATTTGAAGGATCAGGAGTATAAGAAGCAATATCTGCTTTATTTACAAGCCAAACTAAATCATTCGCTCCACCCACTATCGGATTCTCGCAGTTGTTTAGTACATTTTCGGTTATTCCACTACATGCTGTTGGCATAGTTTTTTATTTTTTAAATTATTAATAAGCAAGTGAAACCATGTAATCTTCAAGAACTTTCACATCCAATTTGTAACCGCCACGGAAGTTAGTTGTTTTGTCTTTACGCTCAAACCAATTGTCAAGGTCTGTAAGTCCAGAAGCAGCATCAACACCAACAGCCAAGTTTGATTTGGTTGTAAGAACTGCACGATGTGGAATATCCCAAGTTACACCATTATCAAAATCAGCACGAATGTAACGATCTAACAAATCAAATCCGTAGATTACTTGGTTACGATAACGTAGTACGCTGAAGCCTTCTTCGATACGAATAAATGATGCATCGTTACCTTGTGTTTCAAGATAAGTTGCGTAGTTGTCTACAAGAGATTGTGTTGCAATAATAACTTTATCTGTTGCAGATTTCAAACGATAATCAGCATTTTGTTCAAGACTTCTGAATACAAGTAATGCACGATCAGTTGCTAATGCATCTTGCGCTGTGTAACTCACTCCTGAATTTTCAGGTATTACATAGCGTGGAGTTCCGATTGTGAATAATTGCTTCCAAAAGCCATCGAATGCATTGTAGTCAGCAGGATTAACACCCGATGAAAGAATACCTGATGGAGTTGAATCAACTGATTCAGCAGTTGTATCATCTAACCAAGCCATACGAAGTACATCTTCGCTCATTGCATCAGTCATACGCTCAATCAAGAAACTTGCAAAGTCTGTTCCAACTAAGTCAGGCTCGTTAATTCCACGTTGTTTTGACCAAACAAAGAAAGTATCTTCTAAATTGGTGTAACATTCAGACAACCAAATTTCAAAACGAACTGGTTCCCAGAATTTCTGAGTCATTGTGATGTTTGCATTCAAAGGAGAAGATCCACATCCTGCATCAACACGGCTAATTTTACCAAGTCTTCCAAGAAAGACAATTTGTTTTTTTGTTACAATATCCTGATAAATCGTATGAAAATCGGTTACAGCAGGTTTGTTGTAAACCGCTTCCATGATCGCATCACGGATCGAACGGATTTCCTCTCCGTTAAAAGTCAGGTCTGAAGGATTTAGAATTGCCATTGTTTGTCTGTTATTTGGTTTTGGGGTTTGATTACTTTTTAATTTGGTATTTAGTTTTGTCAAGCAGATTTAATCCTGAAAGACGATTTGCAGTTTTTACGTTTTTGTCGGAAAATGATGTGCGCTGTGTACGATTGTAAACCATTTGCTTTCCTTCAAGTTTGTTTTTGAATTCAGTAAACAAATTTTGAGTTTCTAAAAGTTCTGCTTTAACAGATTCTAGTTCAGATTTCAAAGCTGAATTTTCAACTTGTAAATCTTCTGCTTCAACAACTGCTTCAACGATTGCAGTAATGATTCCTTCCGATGTAGTAACTATTGTACCTCCTTCAAGTGTGTGATCGCCGTTTGGAGCAGCCTCACCAGATGCAACCATTACAACTGCATCACCAACAGCAGGCATATCAGAGTCAGTAATGATTTCAATTTCATTTCCATCGGTAAGAGTTGCAGTAATTGAATTTAGAACTGCATTTTCAGGTAGTTGATTTTTAACACCTTTGAATAGGTTGTTCATGTCGGATTTCATTTTTGCTAAAAAGTCCATAATTGTTTCAGTTGTTATTTGGTTTATTTGATTGTTTGATTTAAGTGAAGCCATTGCCATTACAGGCTTGATAATGTCGGTAACAAATCCAAGTTCTTTCGCTTGTGTTGGCTTAATTTCATTTGCAATTGCCATTAGCGCAAGCATATCATCAACTGATTTTCCTGTTACCCGTGAGTAAAATGTTGCAATCCTATTTTCAATTGCCTTTAATTGCTCTGCTGTATCTATTAATGCACTAGCATCACCTTCTGCCATTGTCCACGGATTATGAACAAAGAAATTTGAATTTTCGGTGATGGTTCTTTTCTTGTAAGCCATCGCAGGAACAGTTGCAATAGATGCACAATGTCCTTCTATGCGAGTTTCACCATCAATCCCAAGACCTACCAAATGATCATAAATTGCAAAGCCTTCATTTACTTCACCGCCTGGTGAATGAATATGAAGTACAATGTAATCATCCTTAGTTGCTGACTTGGTTTGAGCAGATACGGATTGAAGATTATTCTCCCATCCAATTTCCCCGAAGATATTAACGTGTATCTCTGCCATCGGGGACAAAGTTCATTATTGATTTACTACATTTGCTGACAGCAAAATGACAGCCTTAGTAACAGGATTAAGTGATTCAAAGTTTTACTCTGATAGTTATGATTTAACTGTTGGAGTAAACGATTGCCCATTCCCCGTTGACCATTTAATTGTCTGCGATAATCCTTCTGTATTTTTAAGTGTCAGAAAGCAAACCATAATTAATCACAAGGCAAAACTATTTACTCAACTTGATTCATGGAGGCAATTGCGACCTGCACAATTAATTCGATTTACAACTCAAAGATCAAGTGTTAATCAACTAAGCAGAAGAGATTTTTATTGTCATTCAATCTGCTCTCCATTTATTGCCGTAGTTCATGCATTCTACATGGGAGCAACAGAAATACATTTGGCAGGAGTTGACATAACTGGTCATCCAAACTTAGGTAAAGACTTTATGATTGAAAGAATCAGAAAAGATTTCAGAGCCTTGCACCTTGAATTGAAAAAGAATGGTTGTGAATTAAAGCTACTGAAGTTTAATCCTGATTGTGCTTTGCTTGGGATTATTCCTATATTTGAATATTAAAAATTAGACTATGCACATTGGATTTTACATAAAGCCGAACGGCAAAAATAAGAACATAACTAATTATGAAGATCTTAAACAAATGATTTTTAGAATTAAAAATGTAAGATATATTAATTCTTATGAGACTTCAATAGGCAAATGTTACTGGGGATTGATTCCGATAAGCAACCCAGCCGAACATAAAGCACATTTCAAAGCCATTGAAAGGATGTTCGGAAAGTTAAGAGTTGAAATACAAAAATTTTATTTAAAAGCATATCAGCTTGATATGTACATGTTTGACCAAGACGCATTATTCCGACATGATGCAGTAATTTTTAAAAGCAAGGTTGATGAAAATGGTTCACTTTACACAACAGTATCTATAAACGAACATCTATCCCAAAATAGTTCGGCACTTCTTTAATCTTCCGCCCTTGAAAATATTTAATTCCATTATCTGATTCGGCATTGTAATTCTCAAACTCATCAATATAGCCTGCTGACTTTATTTGAGCCATTGTCGGACTTGCTGCATTCACAAACTTTTCTTCAATGTTATTTCTGACCATCGAATAATGATGCATCATTATTTGAGATTCTGAAAACACATGAAATCTTCCAACAGTATTAATTTTTACAGAAGGATCAACAAGAACAGGATATCGAACTGATTTCACAAATTTACTCTCAGGATAAATCTTCATTATAAACGGCATCTTGTAATCTTCAATAGGTAATAATTGCCAAGTTGGATTCTTGTAATAAGTGTACATGGATGTAAAGGTGCAATCGTAATTCTGCCCCAATCCAATTGCTTGAATAAACTCATCTGATTTATAATAGTGATCTGTTGCGCTGACAATAATATGCGTACAATGCAAATGTCTTGCAGCATCAATCATTAAATTATGTTTATTTAATTCGTTTGTTTTCGTGTCCGCTTTTAAATCAGGAACAAACTTGATAATTGAAACACCTTCAAGTTGATCAATTTGATTTTCAATGTCTGCATTAAAGTTTCCACGATTCGAAATGTCTTGAAAGCAAATTACTATTTCATCAACATGATCTTTAATTTGGTTAATGCTGCCTTGCAATAATTCAAATCCGTTAAAGACTGTGTAAGCGAAACATAGTTTCATTTGATTAATATTTTAGCAGGATTTCCCACAACAGTTAAACCTGGTTCAACATCCTTAGTTACTACTGCTCCCATTCCAACAACAGCCTCCCGACCAATAATCTTTCTGTTTCGAATCGTTACACCTAGTTTGATTTTTGCACCATCATTAATATGGCAATAACCTCCGACAATTGTTCCTGTTGATAGTTCGCAGTTGTTACCTATCACAGCATCATGCCCGATATGAGTGTGAGCCATTATAATGTTATCATTACCGATAATTGTTTTCTTATCAGCAGCAGCAGGTCTTTGAATCGTAACAAGTTCTGAAATAGTATTTCCACTTCCAATCTCAACACGACCTTCAAATTCTTGCATGCCTCTTATTTCACCATTTGAGCCAATCACGCAATATGCACCGATGATATTATTTTGTCCAATCGTTACATTTGGATAAATAATTGCAGTTGGGTGAATCTTATTTGATTCGTCAAAATCAAAACTTTGCTCGTAGATTGAATGATCAGGATGGTTCATAAATTTCTTTCCATTTAGTTAATGCTGCATTGCTCCATTTTCTTGCTTGGTTTCCTTCACCTTCAAAATAATCTGGAGAACTAAAACCTTTTTTCTTTCCATCAAGAATCTCATTTGGAATGATAGAACGAAATGCCTCTTTCAAAAGTAATTTATTATTCTTAAACTCATTAGGTAATTTCAAACAAAAATCAACAAGATCATTATCAAGAAATGGATATCTACCTTCAATTGTGTGAGCCATTCCAAGTTTATCACCAACGAGCAAAACACCTTCCAAGAAATATTCGGCATCAAATTTAAACCGATTTTCCAAAGTATCTTCAGGAAATAACTCATTGAAAAGCCCTCTGCAATATTCATCCTCAACACCAGTTCGATTAACTACTGAATAATAATCCGAAATTGAATACCTCCATGGATAACCACCGAATAATTCATCTGATCCCGTTCCATCATAAATTACTTTGCATCCTGTTTTGGAAGCATATTCGTAAAGCCCATAATTTGAAAAACTTGCTCCAACTCGTAAATCCTCAAGATGATAAATGGTCTTATCTAGTTTATAAATTCCATCAAAGTAAATTTCCGTGTGTTTATCATTTGCCAACAAACGAGCCAATTCGCTTTCATCACCCGAATCAAAGCAAGCAGTATAAGTTGGTAATTCACTAAATAGATTTCTAATAATGTTTGAATCAACACCACCCGAAACAAATATACCTGCTTCATCTGATCTGTATTTTTCGACCATTGATTCATTCAATAAATTTAGGACTGTATTTTTTGCCTCATTAAAATCCATTTGAGTAGGTTCGAAATTCCAACTCCAATATTTCTTTTTATTCCCACTATTTAAATGCCAAATCGTACCCTTTTCAAGTTTTTTAATTCCTGAAAATAAAGTTTCATTTGTCAACACATTGTTAAATACTAACCATTGCCTTGCTACATTATTATTTAATGATGTGATGTATTCAGGATGACCAACTATTGCTTTGCATTCTGAAGCGAAAACAATTGTTTCATGCCTCTCCCAATAGTAGATAGGTTTAATTCCGAAACGATCACGTATGATGTATACTTGATCACCTTTTATTGCGACAATCACGAACATACCATTGAGTTCATTGATGAAATTCAATCCGTAATCCCGTAATCCTTTTGCGATAACCTCAACCTCAGATCCTGTATATCCAAATGTTTTGTAATTATAAATTTCACCATTCAAATAAACAATCCAACTGTTATCGGATGGCTGCTGTTTATCAATATCGGTTAAAGCAAGTCTATTAAATGCAACAGTTACAGCACCATGAATCTTAACGCTAAAATGATCTTGCCCCCTGTGAACTTGTTTGTCCATCATAAGAGTTGCTATGTCCTTATGATATAATTCAGGTTTAAGTGATTTGCTAAATATCCCTGCTATCCCACACATAAGGCATTGCTTTTTTTATTACGTTTAAATCTATGTAATGAGTGTTTTCCCAAAGTTGGAATGGTGTCATATTTTCAGAAGATTTAATGTCTAGTGCAAAAACATTATTCTTTTTCAATGAAATCGAAGCAGATGAATGAGGTGTTAACTTTAACTTTTCTTGAACTGAATTATCCAAGATATGACTGTGTTTGTTTTCCCACGGCTGCCAGTTCCATTTTACCATTAATCTAGCTGAAATCAATCTACCTGCTCCTGCTGTATGCATTAATCTTCTAGCATCAATATAACCTCCCCAATATGCAGCCCTGTTAGTTGTCGTATCGTAAAAATAAAAATCAGTTAATCCGATAAAGTCAGTTCCCTTTTCAATTTCTTTTGAATAAACATTCATCAACTCAGGTGAAATCACATCATCAGAACCAAGACAAAGAACGTAATCGCAACCTAATTGTCCTGCCTTGATAGTTGTTGCATTCATCTTAGCTGCAAGTGGTGTGTTCGGCACTTCCAAATAAATATAACCTTTTGATTCAACCATCTTTCGTGATCGTTCACCTTCCGATCCTGCAACAATCACATAATAATTAAAATCTGAGTTCTTAATTAAATGATCAATACCCTTTGCAAACATTTCAAACACCTCTGGACGTTTCCAAACTCCCGTAACAATCGCAATTGTTTTTCTTTTCTTAACTTCAGGATGGAAAATGTTAATGTAAAAATCAGAATCATCACCAATCAGTTGTCTGAGTTTTTTGTATTCAGGATCAGGTTGATAACCTTTGAATGTTTCCAAGTGTCCTTTGCCACCTGTTGATCCGATCCCGTGTTTAATTCCAACTGCGATCGTTGGTAATGTTCTGAATGTTTTACCCTTTAATTGCTTCCATAATTCGATGTCAAGAAACACAAATGAATCTTCAGGAAAAACAATCTTTTTAATTCCTTCTGCTGAAATTAGAGTGTGCATTAAACTTGCCCTATTGGGGTGATCTAACTCAACAAATTGCCCTTGCTTAATATGGTAATAAGTAGTCTTATCGCATCCAAATATTTCGGGCTTGCCTTGTATCTCCCAAAACTCAATCATTGATTTAATGTAGTTAGGAGAATACCAATCATCATCCTCCATAATCAACACCACATCACATCCAAGTTCAATTGCCTCTTCGCATCCTATTCTGATTCGCTTTGTTAGGTCTTTTGCCAACACGTCTTCTTTGTGATCAACTATAATCCAATGGTCAGGTCTGAGTGTTTGACGTTGAATATAAAAGGTTAATCTATCCAAGAACATTTTGCGCTTCGAATCTTGATGAGGTGTTATAACTCCGATTGTCATTCTTTCATAAATTTAATTGCTCTCCAGATTGTACGTTCTGAAACTCCAAATTCATCAGCAACATTGGAAACAGATTGAACTTGCGAAAATCCAAGTGCAATGTTTACCTCAACGGAAAAATAAATATCTCTGTAAAGTAATGTTTTATATCCAATTAATCCATTTCTAAATAAGTCAGTTAATTGACCTGATTTAGTTAGTTCGGTAATTTGTTCAAGTCTGCCCATTATATCACAGATACATCTCTTACTTGCCTTCTATCAATTTGAGCCTTATCAATGTCAGTTACTTTAGTTACAATGGTGAGTCCTGCAATTGCCTCACGTATCTGCTGACCTACATCAACCGATTGAGGTGGGATAAAACTACTTTGAATTGGATCAAGTCCTGTTGCGAATTTATTTGGTTTATTCAACCACGCAAGATAACCGGGATTAATTTGTTCTGATAGGTTTGTACCTCGTTCGGTAATTACGGATTCGCCTCTTGATAAGTAAGCAGGTATTGAATCACTTGTTCCATTTCCTTCTCCCATCATGCCAACTACTCCGCCTGCAAATGATGGTGGTGGTGGTGGTTGTTGTTGTGCAATTAAACTTATTGAGGCAAGGCTTATTCCTGCTGCTATAACTCCTGCAACTGGTCCGAGTAGTGCGATTGATTTCAAAACTGCTTGCGCTCCATTTATTACAGCAGTTATTAAATTCAAAGCCTTGTCTGCATTGAACTGTTTTAGTTGAATTGCGTATGCCTGCTTTGCTGCTTTTTTATTTATCTCAATTTTCTTTTTTTCTTTTTCTTCTTCGCTCAAAGCACTGCGATCAACTGCTTCAATTTCAGCATCCGCAACTTGATTTATTCCATCAATTTCCCTTTGAAATCTTTCGTTAACTAGTGAACTTACATTGGCAAGAGATTCTTTAGTAAATTCAATTGCAGCATCAATTTTTGCACTTTCTTCTGGACTTGTTCCAAAAAGTTCACCAAGTGTTTTTGGTGGGTTTTCAAGTTGAGCCTGTGTAATTGCATTTTGCGCTCCAATTATTGCTTGCTTTACTTTTTCAATGTTTGCCAGTTCTTGTTCGGTTACTATACCATCAACATCAGCTAACTTTTGTGCAAGGTCTAACTGAGTTTGAAGAAACTTTAAATTTATTTCAGCCTTTTTGCTTACCTTATCTCTTTCCGAATCAACTGAATTATCAACGGCTGACAATTCGTTTTGCTGTAAAGTATCATTCAAAGCAATTTGATCATTGATTAAACCTGATTGAACTGCTAGTATATCATCTTTTTTCTTCTGTTCTCTTGCTAATTGAGAAGCAGCAGATTCAGCATCAAATACGTCTAATGCTTCTTTTTTTGCCTTTTCAATTGCTGCACGTAGTTTTACTTCTTCTTCACCATTACCTTTAACTACAGCAAGTTTATCTGTAAATGATTTTTCAAGTCGTTGTCTATCATTTAAAAGAAATTCTTCGTTAAGACTTTTGATATCTTCCTGATATTTCTTTTGTGCTTCTTTCAATTTATCATTTGCTGATTTTTGTGCAGCAGACAATTTTTCATCTGTCTTTTTTTGCTCCTCAATTCTTTTCTGATTCGCCTCATTTTCTGCAATAGTAATATTGTCTTTTGATTCTTGAATTGCCTTGTTATTTTCTTGAATTGTTTTTAATAATTCACCATACTGTTTAGCAGTTCCATTATTTGATTTTTTAATAATATCAGCAGACTTTTGGGCAGCAGCATTTTGAGCAATTAATGTTTGTTGATATGCTTTTTCTTTTTCTTTTTCAAGTGCAATTGTATCTCTACCTAATGACTGTTGTAATTTAATCTGCCTATCAAAGACAGTCTTAACCACTTCACCTCTAGCTTTCTCTTTCTCAATTAAATCATTCAAAGTAACAAGTTGAGCAGCATAGGATTCATTCAGTTTATTTGTTGCCCGTTCTTGTTCCGATGTCAAACCAAGAAAATCAGTTACTGCATTCAACACCTTGTCAAAGTTTGCAACAAGCAAAACAATACCTGCTATCAATGCAGCAACTCCTAGTGTTGCGATTGCCCAAGCTATTCCAGATGCCACACCAAATGCAGTTGTGATTCCCGTTAATACAGTTGTTGAGCCTGCTAATATAAAATTGCCTGCTGTAAGTGCTGCTGATTTAGCTAGTGCAATTGTATCAATAACTGCTCCTGCTTCTTTTGCGATATTCGCCAAAGTTTGAGCAATCGCAATTGCTTTTAATGATTTAGCTGTTGCTGCTTGAACATCTTCATTCTCACCAAATGCAAGATTTACAAGTTCAAGTGTTGAACCTAATGTTACAGCAGTATTGACAGTGTCTTCAAATGCTTTCTTTGCAGGATTCTTTGGTTCACGATTTCCGAACTCATCTAACTTGCCTTCTAACTGCCCGATCTGAAGCCCTAAGTTTGCTGCCTCATCCCTAGCATCTTTAAATTCTTGCGTATTAATATCAGTTGTCTGAGCAACTTTCTGAACTTCTGCAAGTCTAGTTTTGAGATCTGTTAATGATGTGCCTGCTCTTTTAATTGCCCCTTCGTAATCACCTACATTCCTTCTGAAATTACCGATTGCCCCTTCTGTTCCTTTTAGTTCTTCGGTAATAACATTTATCTGATCTGCGTATGCCTGACCAACAACAGATGTTTCACGTTCTGCCTTGCTTAGTGCATTGTATTGAGCAGTAAGGATTGACAGTTGAGCCTTTAATTGATCATTCGAACCTTCAGCAGCAAGTTGAGCCTTAACAAGATTATTTGTTTCCTTTGTCTGTTTGGCAATTTCTTGATTCAGAATCTTAATTGCTGCATCATTTTTCAATACAGCCTCTGAATTCTTTCCTTCAGTTATAGTCAGAACCTTGTTAGTATCAGCAAGTGAATCTCGCTGCTTTTTAAGGTCAGCAGTTTTCTTGATTGCTTGATCTGCATCCAGTACAAGCCTTAGAATTTCAGTAGTTTCGTTTGCCATCAGATACCCATTAACACGATTTTAGTAGATTGATTCTTGCCTGTATATTCACTTATTTCGTCCACGTAAAAATAACGATTAAAATGCTGAATGAATATTGGATATTTGAATTTAAACTTCTGAATGTCCACATCGTTCAATCTAACGTAGCAAGTAACTCGTTGAATCTTATCAGTCATTGGAATTAACAATGAATCAAAATATCTTGAAAACAATACACCCCAATCCAATGAATGTTCTGATCCTGAGTAATCAAAGTAAGCAAATGGAAATGGGCTTGTTGTTCCTACGAATGCGTTTCCAATAATTGATGTACCGGGATTACTGCCAAGAATTCCAAATCGTGCTGCGTCATCCATTACAATTCTACTATTGTCAAAATCCCAAACATCAAAACTCATAACAGGAATTGTTTGCTGTCCTAATATTGCTGAAATGGAATAATCCGCCTCTGATTTTATGTAAGTTGTATTATCGGGCAACTGATCATTTGCAACATTTAGATTGTATGAGTACAGTAAGAACTCACTCCATTGAAGTGTAGTTGTTTGACCAATACCTGATGCAATAAATGTAACCAGTATTTCTTTTGATAGGTCAAGTTTATCACTCCAATCTAATGCTTCATTTTTATTTGTTGAAATTTCATCAAGTCTTGTAATCTCAATTTCTTTAGTGTATTCATCAACATCGTATATTGCTCCGAATATATTTCCAACCTCTTTTACGAATTTCCCAATAGTCCATTCAGGTAAATGGTCGGCAATTGATAGTGGTCTGTTAAAATGTGTTTCAGGTGCTGCAATTTCTTGAACTCTGAATTGACCTGAGTTTAATGTAAATGTTGAACCTGCATCAGCACCTGATAAATAAGACAAATAAGAAAAAGCATTCGCTGTTAAAATTGAATTATTATCAAGAATAGTATCAAATGTAAATTCAATGCTTAATGTTCCTGTGAAATTCTGAGGTACATCAGGAAGTGTTGGAGTTAAATCAACAGTTGTTATTGCAGCAATAGTTCCTGTTGCTGCTGCTGTAAAATCAAGAAATGCTGCCCCAACTGAATTTAAATGCTCAACAGTAATATCATAATCAAACTGAAGTAGATAAGTTCCAGGAACAGGAATCTTATAACTATCAACATTTGGTGGAAGATTCGTTGTATTAAGCAAAGACCACGGATCATAAATAGAAGTTAATCCAACATACTGCTCCGTATCATTACCACCACCGATTGAAACGTATGTTGCAGGATCTGCACTAGCAGTAGTCTTAAATTGATCCGCAAATCTTTGTGAAATATTCAAACTTGATATTGCAATCATTAACTTTTCAAACTGATCGTTTGTGTAAGTTGATCCTGTCCAAGTGTACCCGAACATTAAAGCTATGCGCTCAAATAGATTTTTGCAGAATACAAAAGGTATCATGCCTTTAATCTGAATCGTATTAAAAATTAAACTTTGATTTCCTGTTTGACAAATTGGGAATATTATTCCATCAGTCCAATCATTCGTAACTGCATTTAAAATGCTTGCTCTGTTCCAATATCTATCCAAATCAGAAGTATCAACATCACTTAGGTAAGTGGTATTAAATCTATCAAATAAACTTCCATTACCTGCACGAATTGAAAGCGAAATACTATCTGATACTGATTCAATAATGACTGTTACATTCGAAGCAATTTCGATTCCATCAGAAATAATCTTTCCATTTAATGGTGAATAAGGTGCTCCTGAATTATCTTGGAACTGAGTTATGCCAAGAGCAGACCTATTTAATCTTGTTTTAGGAACATTAAACTTATTAGTAAATGAACTATATCTGTTTTGAAGATTTCCAATTGTAGCACATTTCTTTGATAAAGCCACAACAGTATCTGAAAACAATTCAATCTCATAATCATTTACAATTACTTTTATCATGCTGATTGGTTAAATTGTCTGGAATAACTGAATGCAAATTCAAGATTGAAAGTATTGTCTGCCAATTTACCAATCACAAATGTACCGGGAGCAATAAGTATTCCTGTTCTTTTCCATCCCAAACCATCAGCAGTTATTACCGATACCTTAACCGATGTAAGAAGTGATTTAAGACCTTCAATGTCGTTTCGTGAAATTGCGCTTACTCCACATTTGAATAGCTGTGTGGCATCTTTACTAAAGAAATCAGACCTTTGTTCAAGATCAGAAATTCGATTGAATGCATATTCAAATGTATCACCTCCATTAACCAACAATGATTCTTCTGATTTATCATTGAATAGGTAATAAGAACGATTGCCTAACTTACCAAGCCATTCGATGTAAATTCCATTGCAGCCCGATTGATCAGGATAAACAATGTCAATAAATAAATCCTCGCTTACTTGTGCATCGTTAGACATAAGTTTGTGGGCAACATAGGTTACAGTATCACCTAGCGAAATGTTAACATCAATGTTTGGATAAATCCTGCACAATGAACCTTTGTTTGTAGCAGTAACAGTTGAAGTGTCAGTACCTATCGAAACATCACCTGCAAAATGTTCTGCCTCCGATGTCATTGGAACAAGATCAAGATCAGTAGGAAAGATGAATGAAATATCAAAAGGATAGCTTACGAAATATTTTGGTCTTACGAAATCACGTGGAATCTTTTTGTTTTCATTGTAAATATCCAAATAATATTCTGCATAATTTCCATTGTACTCAGCTTGTAATTGAAATGCTCCATTAACACCATAATGTGTATCACTCAATAAAACAAATGAATTACTTGAACCATTCCAATTCTCCTTAACTGAATAAACAAATGCAATAGTTGAGTTGCTATCTTGAACGGAAGTATCAGCAACTTCCAAAACAAGTGCATCAATATTGCTGACAAAGGTTTGAAGTGCTGAAGAAATATCAATTCCAATAACTCCTGCTGTATTTGGGGATGCTTTTAATGTTGCAAGTACAGTTGTATTTGTTGGTTCAGAAATATTCAAATCGATAAAATAATTCTCGCGCAAAGTATTATCATTCATGTAGGCATCAATGCCAATAACTCCTGTCAAATCAACTTCAACATCAACTGTTACGTCTGTTCCGCTAACATCAGTAACAATTGCTGCACCTTCATATACTCCTTCAAATCCAATATAAACAGAATGACCAACAGCAACTCCAATTGGTGCTGATGCAAAGATCATTCTCAAAAATGAACCACCAGAATATGATGCGTTTGTGAATGTGAAATCCTTTCTCAGGTATTCAACGTAAACAGGATTGTTAACTGCAACCCATGACGATTCGATTGCAGGACTTACCTCATCAGTTACGAGTTGTAAAAGATCAACTGTTTGAATTATTGCCATTGAAGATTTCTGATTTAACTTGTTTAACAAATGATAAAATAAGGTCTGATCCTAGTTGTTCAATCCTTCCATCCTTAACAACTCCTTCAATTACTCGTGATGGTTTGGATCTGCCATAATAATCAGTTCCACGATAAAGCCTTGTCCCATCCTGATGAATCTTGCGAGTAATTAAAAAAGCCAATGAATCTTTGCTTATGCCTCCTGTTGGAACTATCCCCTTATCATCTATCCAAGAACGAATCAATGCCCGAAGTATTCCTGTACCACCTGACGATGGTTTACGTCCTGATTCAATTGCACCTGCGTATTTCAATCCAGTAATTACAACTTCATTTGAACTTACTGTTGATTCTAAGGATCGGTTAAATTTACCAGATGCAGTCACTCCCGAAACATCCATTGACTGTCTAATGTCGAAAACAGTCTTATCAGCAAATGATTTAAGTATTTCGGGATCGAAGGCTATCATGGAACTGGAAGTGTTGCACAGACATCAGGAGATGGAGGAAGCAATGTGATTCTCAGATATTGAAATACTCCTGCTGCGTTAACATCGAATCCATCAATGTAATCTTTGACAGGTTGAGTAACACGAACCTCACGAACATCAACATGACGATCAAGGTTCAATATCATAATCTTTGCCTGTTGCCTCATTATCTCAATTTCTACATCGTTTGAGTCCTGAGATTGACCAAGATCAGTATTTGCATTTTTATGTCCGTAAATCAAAAGAACATCATACACCTCTTGAACATTATTCGCCAAATATTCATAAGGCATTTCAATTGGTCTGTTTAAGATTAAGAATGGCAGTTCGGTGTTATCAGTTAACTGATTTGCTGCACCTCTTGGTTCGTTAATAAATGACTTTAAAACAGTCATCGTATCAAAGCAATCCCGAATTACATTAACGATCCTCATAGTTTGATAGTGTTTGGAACATAACAAGTTGCCGTTACAAAGGTATCACTTCCATTCTTAGTCCAATACTCATAAATCCAACCTCCTTTAATTCTCAACACAGAAATTGAAGCATGAACATAAAGTCTTGCTCCCATTTCCAAATTCAGAATCTTGTGGTTCAATTCATCAGTTATAATCATACTGCTTCTGCTTTGCCCTCTTTTACCAATAAATTATAAATGTCCATAATCTTAGCACGTTCACGAGATGTGAATTGTGATTTCTTTTCTTTGATCCTGATTGCCTCTTTTCTTAGTAATTCGATTCGCTCCTTTTCAAAATCCACCTTTGATTTTTCAGGAACAAACTTAACAGGCTTATTCTGCATGAATGCCCAAGTAAATTGAAAGAATTGTTTTAGTCTTTTCATGATCTTCGTTTGTTTAATCTATCATTTCGTTCTTTTGCAATCTTTTCCATTGCAAGTTGATACTTGTTAGATTCCTGATTCATTTTCAGCTTCATAACCACATCTTGCATAGGTAACATAACAACCAAATTCCACTTGCTAATATCACCGCCAGCAAGAGAGTCGATGGAATTAAGCGCCCCGAACCTTTTAAAGTTATGAATGCCTGCTTTGACTTGATCTGAAGTGTACTCAATTTCATTTTTAAAAGCCGTTGCTCGTTGAAATTCAGCAATTGACGAAAAAAAAAGCCACAGATCGCAGTTGAGATATTCAATGGTAAATCAAGAGCAAACTGTTCTAGTTCCTTTTGTGTTTCTTCATTGTACTTATCAGGTTGTTGACAGCAGATAGCAATCACAGGAGCAACCTTTTCAAGATCACTAAGGTCTTTATTTCCTGCAACAGCATCAAAGTTCAAGTGTTGCGCCCAAGTCATCTCACCTGGCTTGTAATAACGTGAAAAAGTCTGATCACCAAGAGTAAATGTTTCAGGTGCTTTAACGGCATACATCTTATCAAGGTCAGGTTTGATTTTTAAAAAGTTGAGAACCGAACCAAAAACCACCTCAACGTCAATTGCCTTAATTCTTTTAGTTATTTCAGAAGGTATGCCAGTAATCGCAGCCATGATTTCAGAAACATCATCTCCTGACTTTGATAATGCGATTGCCTGTCTTAATGTAATTTCTTCCCAGTCCTGTGGAATCTGTACGCTGTGTTCTCCTAATTTATAATTCTGCATGTTACCTAAGTTGTAAATGATATCAATGGGTTACCTCTTTTTCCTTTAATTAAACCATGTGTTCCATACCTGCCTGCGTCCATCCCATCATCAAAGGCTTTAATTGGTTCATCGGGATTATTCTCCGACCATTTATAGCTTTTGATTTCACGTAGCAAATTTACACTTTCTGACGAAATAACAAGAGGTCTTGATTTCACCTTAATAATTTGCTCCTTAACAGATCCCGGATATTTCTCAACTGCCTTGATTCTGAATCCTGCCTTTTGAATTTCCGCAATTGCTTCAGGTCTTGCTCCATCTGCATAGATTTGAATTGTTTTCCTTACTCCCTTTTGGATCATTAAGTCAATAAGGTTTGATGGTGTTAAATGTGATTGATAGATGATTTCATGCCATTGAATTGACCTATCAAGATGACCTACCTCGACAAGTGCTGTTGGGTGATTGTAACCAAAGTCCAAACCATAACAAAAGTCAGAAGGTGCTTGGTATTCCAAAACCTTTTGATGATTGTAAATTTGATTCCTGACAGATGATGGCATACCCTCGCCAAATACTTTCCACAAATCAGGATCAGCATCCTTTAGATATTCGATTTCAGCAATTGTATCAGCGTTTAGATTATCCAAATTATCAAGGTAGGTTGTAACAACTGTTGCTGAGTCTGATCTGCTTAGTTCGTTATACACCCAATGCTCAATTGATGTCGGGTTAAAGTCCATTATGATTCGATTTTCAGTCCTTAATGCCAACTGCCTGTAAACATTCTGATTTGTTTCCATCACCTCGTTAACGAACAGAATGTTTCGCTTCCTTCCTTGCACCTTACCTGGCGAATCCATCCCGAAGAACTCAAACACATTGCCGTTCAGAATATAGGTGTGATCAGTTCGGTTGTAATCCTCATCCCGAAACAAGCCTGCTGAAATAAGTATATCAATAAAGTCACGAAGCACAGTTGCTTTTAACGCATTGTAACTTTCACGGCAAATGGATATCACTCCGATCTTGTAATTCGATGCAAGACTGATTAGGTATTGAACGACTGCGTAAGACTTACCCGATCTAGTTCCACCTTGTAAACCTACAATTCGATATTTTGGAACATTGTCAACTAAGAACTGAAAGTTTTTATTTAGCTGCATCTAGCCAAGGAGGACGATTCACAAACTCATGCTTAACTTCAGATTGTTCTCTCCATTTATTAGGTTGACGATTCGCAAGCCAATGTTTAGCTGCTGAAGTATCTGGAGGCAATTCCTTTTGTAAAGTAACAACCGCCCCATCTCTTGTTAATGCTTGTTCGCTAACAATTAATCCGCATGCTCTTTTATGCAATGATTGAGCAACTTTTGCATCTGCTTCTAGCTTCCCACGTGTGAACGCACCAAAGAATTCAGGATGTGCTTTCCTCCAATTTTCAATCGTAGTGTCTGAAACATCAAAGAAAACAGCTAATTCTTGATTTGTTAACCCAAGTAAACAAAGTCTGTAAACTTGATCAGCGTATTCTGGTCTATAGTCTGTTGGATGACCTGCCATAATTTAAATTTATAAACAAAGTTACGCAAAATTAGAATCAAAGTTTCTTTTCGAATTTTTCGATTGCTTGCCTGAGCTGATCAACCTTTTCGCAAGTGTCAAGATATTCCCGATATAGCTTAGTTAGTTTGATCGGGATCGGCTTTTGTTTCGGAACATCAACTTTTATGTCAACAATAAATGGTTCACGAGGCTTGCCAAAGTATTGTTTGACGAAAAAGTTAATCGTGTACAAAGACAGATTATGTTTATTTGACAAGGCTTGATCCGATAATTGATAGCATACGTAATCTTCTATCATTGCCCCTACTCGCTGATAACGATCAGGAAATCTATTTCTAAAGTGTTCTACTGTGAATGTTTGTGCCATGTTTTTATTTATTTATGAGTGTTAAAAATTCGATTTCATTTCTTACGATGTGGTACTGATGTCCTAGTGATTTGACCAATGCCTCAAACTTCTTTTGATCTGGTGATTGTTTGCCTGTTTCTGTTTTCCATTCGATCCAAATAACACCCCCTTCAACCAAGTAGCACATATCAGCTACCCCGGCAATAACTCCCATCGCTCTGTTCATTGCTCCCTTGATTGCGTTTTGTGAATTATTGTTGATGGCAAATACCCGACCTCGCAAATCAGGTCTATTATTCCACAAATTAATGAATGCACGCGATTGTAGTTGTATTTCGGTCATAGCCACCAATGTCTTAAATGATGCTGTAACTTATGGCATCTAGTGCAAAGTACAATTATATTCTTTTCGTCAAACTCTCCACCCTCAGCATAATCAATAATGTGAGCGCACTCTAAAGCGTTACCATCAGGAAGTTTATGTTTTTCAATTCCGCAAAAAACACACCTAGTATGATTATGTTTTTCAATAAATGATTTATTGTTCTTTTGTGATGCCGGTCTTTTATTCTCATTTTTTTCCAAAGGTATCCAACTAAACTTACCGCAACTTGGGCAATTACCTCCGAATTGAGTTGATAAGTTCGGGTTTTGTCTTATGTTTATCAATGGCTGCTTATTATCACAACCAACGAATCTACAAATTGGCGTTTCGGTCATAATCTCGAAAAGGTTGCAGGTTGATGAATAAGTATGCAACCGCTTATAACCACGTCTATGTAGGTATTCAGCGGTTCGGTTGCAGGGTTGCAGGTTAAATCACACATTTTCGATAGTACCCAGAACAAATATAAATATATCATAATGTGTGCGTGTATGTGTGTATGTGTGTGTGTGTGCATGTTATCTATACTTTATTACCATATTTTTTTTTGTGGTTGCAACTATATCATCTATGTGTTGATAGAGTAGGGTTTGAGAGGTTGCACCCTTGTATTTTTAAACCTGCAACCGACCTGCAACCTGCAACCGCTATGCGAATGGGTTAGGCTGCCCATTGCTTAGCTTGTTTACCTTGTATGCAGTAACTGTTGATCCTCCCATTTTCATTCGTTTCTTTTCAAAACCAAGATTAGACAGTATTGTTCCTACACGATTATTCGCTAAGTTGTTGTACTTGGTGTCTGAGATTAGGTATTGAATGATTTGAGTGATGTTCATCCATTCGGGAGCAAATCCATCTGTACAAAGTTTAACCGCAATCAGTTCTTCCTCTGGTGATGACTGTTTGAAATCCTCAGTATTTGCATTTAGTTGTTTTATTTCCTCTGCAAGTACTGTATAATCAAATCCTGCTTTATACATCGAATAAATCTCAACCCATAACTGTTCTTTATCGCAGTTGTTATAATGCGTCTGATCAATCCCGATTACATGTATGGGAATTATTCGCCTGTTCCCCGTAGGATCGTTTAATATCTGCGTTTCATTGGATGTTCCACAGAACACAGATAAACGCTTTAAATCAACTGAAACACGTCCGTATGGCTCTCTTACGTTAATCCATTGCTTCGATGTTATTTCTTTCAATCGTTTTTCTTCACGTTTGGATTTACCTCCATACTCATCATCTAAAATAATCCACTTCTTTGTCATCAGAATTTCATCATCCTTCCCTGCATCCATCTTTGATTCAGCGAAAAGACTTTGAAGCTGTTGAGGTAACAAGTAACGAAACCAATGCGTTTTACCTGTTCCTTGCACCTCGCCTGAAAGAACCAACACAAGTGGACTGTGTTTCCCATAAGCAGAAGCAACCGCAGAAACGAGCCATTTGATAATCCATTTATCAGCGTTTGGAGTATCAGTTACGATGGATGAAATAAGCAGCGATAAATTTGGGCATTGATCTTGAACTATTTGCCGACCTGCAAAGAATGTATGAATCGGATTATATTGATCGATTCGGTTACTAAAAAGTATTGAGCAAATAAGATCCTTAGTAACTGGTTCGAATGCAATCTTAGAGTCAAGATAAAGTGAATTGATATCGCTATCGTCAATAGGTTTGCCTTTAAGTTCAACTGCCCTAGAGATTAAGTTCTTTTTTAGTTTGTAAGGCTTTAGAAATGAAATCACATCATCAACTAGATTATCTGATTTATGCTTAATATCCTTTCCGAATACCTGGTTAATTATTTCTCTACTCTCTTCTGGACTTATCCCTGCAAATTCATGCAATGTCTTTTCAACTCCTTCTGCTTTAACTCCTGCCCGTTTTTGCGATGCTGCCGACCTGACTACTTCTTTCGTTCTGTCTGAATATATTTCAATTCCTGCCTGTTTAGCGTGAAAGTAAATAGATGCAATAGTAGCTTTCTTTCCTCGTTCACTACCTCCATTTCGCAAACAAGCATCGAACTGGCGATCTGTATCTGCTGAATTATATTTAGAACTGACCGAACTTAGCGTGTGAAAGTAATCCCGACCACCATCTCCAAACTCTGAAATAATCGAATAAGCAGCACTAACCCATTCAGAGTAATCCTCGCAAATGTTCACACCTCTATCATACATCTGCTTAATCATTGAATCAAAGTCAGACTTCACAAATACCACGCGATTAACTTTCTGCTGTTTTTCTTTCTTTGGATATTTTTTAAATACCTGTGCTTTTTCGTTTAAGTAAAGATCAGGATCATAACTTATGAATCTTGCCCGGCTTATGTTCTTTCCTGACTGATCAACGATTAACTGATAATTCTCATAAAGGTATGATGCCAACCCTTCGAAAGCATCCGCATGTCGCGTTCCATCAATTCGGATTAGTAGGCAAAGCCCGTTTCCTGATATGGAAACAAAGATCGAATAAACGTAAGGATCTGACTTAACCAAGTCCTTTACAGTTTCAGAGTTTTCAATGTTGTCAATATCAATGGCAATGAATCCAGAATGTTTCCTAATGGCTGCATCTTTTCGCTCGGTGAATGATCCTGAAACAGTAACCAAAGGACATTTCTGTTTCTCAGCGGATCTTGCTTTCTTATCTTTAATAGTTCGAACATAAAGAACCTGATCCTGCCATGTGCCGTTCTTTATTCCTCGCAGGAAATCGTGAATTTCAATGTCTTTATCTTGCTTGTCGGTTACGCTAGTGTAGCTGCTGATGTATATTTTTTCCATGATTATAAAAGTTTAATTAGTTCTTTTTCGGTGTGTTTTCTTGCGACAAATAAAGCAGCCCTAGCAGTTTTATGACCTACCTTTTGCGACCATTCACGTGCTAATTTCTCGCAACCTGAGATAATAACTTCACGTTTTGCAGTATTTAAAGGAATGCTTTTGGAAGCTGCAATGTAAATATATTTATCTAATGACATGAACAAACCTCTATATTCTTTGCTCCCTTCGTTCTGAACAAAGTCAATAAAATGCTGAACATCAACACCCTTAGTTAATGAAACAATTTCAGCAGGTTCAAGTTCGGTAATTTCTTTTACCTCCCATTTATAACCGCAAGTTAAATCGGAATAAGAATCAGAGAACAAGTCAATCGTTTGAACTGGTGATGGCATCGGGCAAACCATAATGCGTGTGTGAACATATCCACTACATTTCGGACATTTCTTCATTGGAGCAACCCCGTTTCCTTTTTTAGCAGGATTGTGAAATAAGTAGTTCCAATCCCGATCGTCTTGCCAATCTCCATGAGTTGTCGTGTTGCCTCCAAAATCAATGATTGTAAAAAAATGTTTGCCATTAGAAGGACGAGATCCACGTCCGCACATCTGTAACCATAGAGGCATTGAAGCTGTCGCGCGATTAACGATTATACATTTAATGTCAGGTTGATCAAACCCGGTTGTTGCGATTCCGATATTGCAGAGTATTGCGTCTGGTGTATCGTTAAACCATTTCATAATCTCCTCGCGCTGCTGAACTGTCATTTCCCCATCAAGATGTCGCGCATTGTAATTCCGATCTGTAAATGCCTTAGTTACTATTTTCGAATGTTCTACGTTGCAATTGAAGATTAATGTTTTTTGATTGATTGCAAGTTTCGCGTAATTATTAACGACCGATTCGATGTACTTGTTAGCTGACATCATCATAGCCATTTGCTGAATATCGAAATCGCCCTTAACCATTTTTAATTTCGCGCGATCAATCTCCTGTTCAACTCCAAAAGTATAAGCCTTGCAAAGATGTCCATCATTAATAAGTTCACCAATCGAAACCCCACAAACGATGTCTTTAAAATAATTCTTCAAAGGCTTATCCTTTTTCGATGCGATCGGAGTAGCTGTAAACCCGATAATGAACTTATCGTTAAAATGTTCAATAAGTTTTGTAAAGTTCCCGATGTGCGCCTCATCAATTATAATCAATCCAAAGTCAGGCAATTTGTCCAATCGCCTGTGCGTTGTTTCAACCATTGCCACGTAAACCTGTGCATCCGGAATTGATTTCATCCCTGCAACGATTCCAACAGCTTTCAATCCTGTGTTGCGTTCAATAGTCTTAACAGCCTGATTAAGCAACTCCATCCGATGGACAAGGATCAGAACCCTTTGCTTTGATTTCTCATTGAATCGTTTAGCAATTGCGCTGAATGTAACTGTCTTGCCTCCACCCGTAGCAAGTTGGGCAATGATTCGCCTGTTGTCCTTTAGCGATCTAGCAATGTTCTCAACAAATCGCTCTTGGTATTCTCGTAATTCCATAATAAAAAAATCCCTGTCAGTTTGCAGTTGGAATCAACATTTCTGTTGGCTCTGCTCCCTGACAGGGATGTTTAAGTTTCTCTATCAATCAGATTCCAGCCTGCTTGATTGTCCGTTTGGACTTTGCAAATATAACTATTTAATCCACATCTTCGTAAATAGGCAATGCGCCTTTTAATTTTGTTACTATTGTTATCGAGCTGCCAACCTCATTACATTCGACAACGGAGGAAGGCAAAGTTCTTGCGTTATTGGAATTACGGATTCTACGTGAGTTCATCCACCGACAGAACTGAACAAAGGTCAATTCATGCGCCCTTTTATAAATAGTTAGGTTTGTCATAATCCCAAAGCTAGTTCTTCGATTTGTACTATTTCGCTAATTGTAAGTGAGTCCATTACTTCCTCATCGTCTAAAGTGATTGAAAGGATTACGATCTCATCACCGCTGCCGGGATAATCTCTCGTCTCAGGTTCGCCCGGATAAACATCGCATTCAACTTCATAGACGTTGCCTTGTAATTGAACCACTCTTGTATCTCTGTATCTTTTCGGTGTTGCTTTCATAGTTTGTAGGTTTGTTTGTAGTATAGTTCTGCATCTGCTTTTTGGTCGTTATCATTCCATCCGTTATTTGAATAAGCCTCAATGATCTGCTGCTTTTCCATTGCGAGGGCTTGTTCGGTTAGTTCTTTAATATAGATTTCACTTAACCTTATAGCAATTACGGGTGATAAGGCATCAATTAAATACTCAATTGCTGTTTGATTTTTCATAACTTCTCTATTTCTTGTTTTACTTTTTTCCAATAATGCATAGTTGAAAAAGTATCAAATGTATTTAATGGATTAGAATGTGGATTGGCTAAAATTATTTGATTAACTGCGATTAGAGCGCATTGTTTTGCAAATTCATAAGGAACGGGCACATATTCTTGCATTTTTCCAAATGATGCCGTTAAAAATGAATCTGCCAACTGTTCTGCTTTCTCTTTCGGTGTCATAAGTACTTGCTTATTTCTCGTTCAATTGTTTCAGTTTGTTCTCTTGTTTCTTCTTGATAGAAGTTCAGTAATTGAATTGCGATAATCTGCACCCAATAGTCGATGTCGGTTGCGTACATGTAGTGATGCTGATGGACAAACTTCCTAGCCTGTTCATGCGCTCGTTCTGATTGTGCGCTCATCCCTTAAATATTGCCCTTAGAATTGCTTTTAATGGATCTGAATGTGATCCGACAAGGTTCTTTTCATCTGTGATCAGATAGACGTTATACTCAGGGCTTTTGCCTTTTGTCTTTTCAATTCCTACTATGAATGATTTGCATTCAAATTCTTCAAGTTCTAACTGCTCAATGGTCAGTTTTTCAAATTCTTCGATTGTCATGATTTCAAGTATTTAATTAGTTTGGATTTTACAAGTGATTTGATTTCTTCAACTTTGCTTATCGGTACTCTGAATGCAATAGTTGTGGTCGGTTCGTTGTATTTAGGTTTTGCACCTGCCCCTTTGCGAGTGCCTCCTCTGGTTGGTTTTATTTGTTTTTGCATAGTTCGATTGAAAAATTATTTATTCCCTCAAGTATTTCGCTAGGCTGATTCCAATTTTCGCAGATAACAGAATAACCATTAGCATTTAATACACCTAGATATTTATTAAGCTTTTCAACTTTAGCAAGACCGTTAATATTAACTTGATTAAACTTATTTGCTTCACTTACTAAATTAGATAGCTTAGTAGTGTACACACAATTTGAAGTTATTACTGTTAAAACTTGCGAGATATTTAAAGTTGCTGTTGTCATGTTTTCTGTTTTTAGTTGCTGTTTGATTTGTCAAAGTAAACTCTTTTATTTCTATTCTGCAAACTATTTCAAAGAATTATTTAAAATTATCTTGCATCCATTGCCTACATTGAGTTACACGACTGTTTATTTTCTCAATTATTGCCTCATCTCGCTCAATATTGAACTCAAATACACGTTCTGATACCGGGATATCGTCGTATTTTCCCAACATTTGAATTTCTTGAACAACATTTTGCCATTCATCAGACGATTCATCAGGACATCCCATCTTATACCAAGTCGATTTGATCTCAGATTGAACGAGATTCTCAGGAGTGTTCACCAAACAATAGGCAACAACAGCAGACTTTGCTCCAGTCAATGCCATGTAGCCATGCAATTGATAGAAGTAGTCTTTGTTGATTTCACCTTTGGAAGCCTTTAAGAATGTAATCAGATCCCAACTGCATTTTGTATCGGTTACAACCTCGCTCTTTAAGATGTCCCATTCACCTGTGATGAAATCATTGCTCATCCTCGCTTTGTTATTTACGAAATAATCACGTTTAAATTTAGAATATAGCGTAATAGCTTCTTCTTCCATCGCAATTCCTTTTTCCAAGTACTTAGAAGTAATATCTCGACTGCGACCATATTTCACCTTTGCGTACACCTTTATAAGTTCATCTATGCAGGTTGAGGAAAGAACCTCGGATTTACTCCGAGGGTCTGTCATAATTTTGCCTAGTGAACTACACCTGAATAATACTTTGCTAAAGTCCATCATTTCGCATCAAGTAAACTCATGTACTTATCTTGAAATTCCTCTTGCAATTCAGCAGGAACATCCGCAGAATACCCATCAAGTTCAATAGTTGAAGTTGCTGATTCGATTAAGGCTTTCATGCGTTCAATCTTTGGATCGGGTTTCATTTCCTCGTGATCAATATACTCAACCTCGTTTCCTAGATCATCCTTAATAACTGCCTGATCAACTCTCACAGCAGTTTGCATCTCAATTGATAATATACCCCACTTTGATAAGGTAGACTTTAGAACGGTCTTCTTTGCCATTTCATCAAATGAAGATTGCCATGGGGATGAACTACCATTGAATGACTTGGAATATTTCTTGCCATGTTTGGTTACTTTGTCAATCGTCCAGAATGAAGTCTTTTCAAAGCCGTTGATCAATCTAAAATAAGCTACATATCCAACTACCTTTCCATCTCCCGGTATTGAGAAATCCGCTTTCATTTCTTCGGTTAGCGTATTAAAGGATTCAAATTGATTCTCGTAAACTTCGATCACGTTAATAGCTGTGTACTGACCTGATCTTTGAGCAAGTTGAACCATTCCTTTCCATCCAATTTGAAACTGAGCTGCCTTGCCATAAGGTACAATGTACGCAAATCCTAAGTTCTGATTGATCGGCAAATCTAAAGTTGCAGCCATCAATGCTGAATTGTAAATACTGATCGGATCGGCATTCTTTAACATTGAATTGTTAGCTGTAATCTGAACGATCGAAGCTAGGAATGGAGTTGCTTTCTTTCCAAGCATCTCTTGAAATCTATTCTTTACCGAGTCTTGCTCAAAGAATGACTTGATTGAATTGGTTTGTTTTACGGGTGTAGTTTCCATGATTGTTTAGTTGTTAATTAGTAAAATTAAATTTTAACGGTCCAGTTCAAAAATATGCATCTTATCTCCAAACTTTGCATAAGCAATTCCCCTGTCAAGTTCATACTTCATAACATTATTTGCTTGTTTTGCGAGGTTTGCTTGTGCCTTTGCATCTTCAACGCTGATTAACTTTGCGCTTAACTTGTGCATCTGATCACACAAATGATCAAATATTGCTTTACTACTTGCCTTTTCTTTGCTAATTAGTCCCATCTTGTTTTATTTTTTGGTTAAAAAATTGAATTAACTTTTCATTTGCTTGTACGTGGCTTCTATCGTGAGACATTATTTTTGCGATAGATAAAAATATTTTTATGTAGTCCTTTCCTTTTAGTTTGTTCATCTCAATCTCGAATTTTTCAAAACCGCTATCTACTAAATAGTCTAAAAAAGATGTGACCAAAGCCTTGTCTTTATTTACTGATCCAATAGGTCTCCCGTTTAAATTGTTAGACCTTCCTTTTGGTAGTCCCATGTTAGTTGTTATTTAATTAGTAAATCAATAATAGCCCACATAAAGGAGCATAAGAACGATCCTGCAATGATAGCTGATAAGCCCATTGCGAATACTTGTAGATTGGTTGGTTGAATTTGTTTCATGGTTTAGTTTTTTTGTTTCGGCAAAGATAAAGCAAACATATTCAATAAACCTAATTTTTTTATTAGGAAAATATGTTTATCTTTGTCGGCATGAAATCAAAAGAACCATTTTCCCTCCAAATTTGGAAGCTGCGAAAACTTAAAGGAGTAACACAGCAACAGATTGCCGATGCGATGGGATATGCCAATGCCTCGTTTATATCGCAAATAGAAACAGGCAGAGAGAATATAACTCCTAAATTAGCATTTGAACTTTTGCAGGCAATAAAGGACTGCTACAAGGCGAACCAACTTAAAATTAAAGCACGATGAAAGACCTCATAGTAATTGGCATCCTTATCTTTTGGGCTGCAATGATTTCGATTCTAACCTCAAAGAGATCACGAAAGAGGAGTGAAAATAACGATAGTGATGAGTTTTATGAAGGTTGAAATATCTTAACTGCAAGACACCCCAACCAAATTGCAACACCAAGCGATAAACCGCAATAGGATAGCATTGAACCTGACTGTTCCCATTCTAAAGGCTTTGCAACAGCAGGATGCGAATATATTTCAATGTGATGTTTGGGAGCAGATACATGATGTTCAGTAGTTTTAATTTCCATAGGTTGAAAGATAGTCGGTTTTGGAATTGGCAACCACGTGTAATAATTGAACGTATCAACTCCGATTATATCCTGCGAAATAAACACCCGACCATCAGGCATTGTATCAGGAAATTGTCTAGGATTTTCTGACCAACCATAATATATTACAGTATCACTCCCCATCAGGTTTCTTTTTAAATTGTTGTATCATAAGAGCAAGACCAGTACCAACTCCACTCCATGTAATCATTCCTGCGGCTGCTGTTTCTGATTTCATTCGCCCGGTAAGTAATCCGAATCCGAAATAAAAAAGTATTGGCATGATCAGAAACAATGCTGCATTTGACCAAGTTAAATATTTTTCAAACCATTTTTTTCGTACTGGCATGATCAGCTAAAATATAGATGCAATTCTGCTCTCCTGCGATTGATTAATCCATTCGATGGTTTGCCTCCTGCATTCACCCACTTCATAAACTCATGTGCAATCTGGGGATCATTCGGATTTGCGTTCACTAATTTCAGCAGAGTTGATTTTTTCAATGCACCAACTCCGAGATTAAAGGCAAATGATATTAATGCGGATCTCTGATTCTCGTTTACATTCGATTTAACGATCTTATTTACTTCCGATGAAAACTTGGTTACTGTGGTCAATAAAAGTGATTCTGCTCGCTGCTGACTGATTGCATCTCCCGAATTAACCTTGTTGCCATTCTCGTAGTAAGTCGAACCATATCCGATTGTATAGATGCCTGCTTGGCATTTGTAACTTGTTAATTTGCACCCTTCGAATTTCTTAATTATGTCAATTGCTATTTTCATTCTTTATTTTACGAACTTAAATCTGATTGGTTACTCTTGAACTACCTTAACACTACCGATCTCAATCTGTCCGCATTTGCTAAATGCCTTGATGTGTTCGTGCCTTTTGCCATATCTGAAAAACAGAAATTTCTTTGATCGTTTGCCCAAGTAATTAACGATTTCGATTGTGTCGTTGAATTGGATTGACAGTGTAGTATCAACCACCGAAACTGTGAAGCATGAATCCAAGTATGCCAACTCCCTTATGTGTGTAACTGTATCATATCGAATTACCTCCATTGGTACGTTTTGGCGAACTATCTTTGTTTTAATGGTAGTAAGTCCTACAATGTGCTTC